AATGAGAAGATTATTTCTATTGATGATCTACTTATTTCACAAGCATTTGTCAGCAACCTGGATGAGCTTAAGAATCATTATGACGTAAGGGCTACTTACGCTGATGAATTAGGTAAGGCACTTGCCAAGACATACGACCAAAACGTAGCGAAGGTAATTGCTAATGCTTCAAGAGCATCTACAACACTTACAGGTGGAAGTGGTGGTATTACAGCTCAACTACCTGCTGGTAACACAACTTCAGCTAACGTATCTGGTGATGAGATAGCAGCAGCTATCTATGACATTGCACAGACAATGGATGAAAGAGACATTCCTCCAACAGACAGATTCTGTGTATTGCCACCTGCTGAGTACTACAAACTAGCTGAATCTGCTACAAGAACAGTAGATGTTGACTTCAACCCAGGTGGAAATGGTTCATTTGCATCAGGTCGTATACAACAGATTGCTGGTATTCCAGTGATGATGAGTAACAACGTACCTCAATCAAACGTAGGATCTAACCCATCAGGTGCTAACAACACCTACTCAGGTGACGATAGTAAAACTATTGGATTAGTCTTCCATAAATCAGCAGTGGGTACTGTAAAGCTTATGGATATGACAACTGAGATATCAGGTTCTGACTACGGAATTATGTATCAAGGTACATTAATGGTTGCTAAGTATGCTCTAGGTCACGGTATCCTCCGTCCTGAGTGTGCAGCTACTATCAAGTTATCTTCTACTTAACTTACCTTAAAGAGTACTCAGCAATGGGTACTCTTTTTCTTACTATTTAAAACTATGGCTTATCACACTAAAGGCACTAAAAAATCTACTACTAAAAAAAGTAGTAAAGGTACTAAAAAAGGTTATTAAATATGGAACATAGTAGAGATTCTTTAAAGATTAAAAAATCTAAAAAGAAAAAGAAGAAAACACCAAGTAAAAAATTTCTTGAATTTTTAAGAAAAAAGTATGATGATGAAAAAGAAGTAAGTAAATTTGGTGTTATTTCTAAAGGAAGGAAGGCTAGAGAAGAAGCCTTAAAAATGCTTAACCAGTATTAATTATGTCTGTTGCTGCAACCACTGAATTAGAAGCCGTCAACATTATGTTGGCTGCTATAGGAGAATCTCCTATAAATAGCTTGACAGGTACTTTACCAGTTGATGCTCGTCTTGCTCAATCAACCCTTACTGAAACAAATAAAGATGTGCAGAGCGAAGGGTGGAGTTTTAATACAGAGATAGATGTTACGTTAACTAGAGATTCTTTAACTAAACATATATCATTATCAACTGATGTATTAAGAGTTGATCCTAATATTCATCAACATCCAAGTGTTGATGCGATTCAACGTGCATTAAAACTTTATGACAGGTTAAATAATAAATATGAATTTGATGAAGATCTTATTTGTACTATTGTTTACTTAAGAACTTTTTCTGAAATACCAGAGCCAGCAAGAAGATATATCATAATAAAAGCTGCAAGAGTTTTTGTTGATAGGTTAGTAAGTGATCAAGGTTTGAGAACTTATACGCAGCAAGACGAAACTAGAGCAAGAGCTATACTAATGGAAACTGATTTATGTAATGCTGATCATAATGTATTAAGAGGTGATCCTTCTTTAACAAGTGTCTTTGATACTTATTCACCAGCAAACGCAATCATTAGGTAATTATGGGTCTTGTATCAAGGTCAATTCCAACTTTATTAAGAGGAGTCTCACAAGCCTCTGAATCTACAAAACAACCTGATCATGCTGACATACAGGATAATGCTAATAGCGATCCTGTATTAGGTCTTACAAAGCGTTCTGGTAGTCAATACGTCAGTAAGTTAATTGCAACAGGAGCATTGATAGGTGATAGTCATGTCAGAATGATTAATAGAGATCTTACTGAAAGATATGTAGCAGTAATAAGTTCTACAACTTTAAGAGTTTTTGAATTAGATGGTACAGAACTTACCGTAGATACTCCAGATGGAGTAGGTTATTTGAATTGTACAAATGCTAGATTACAGATTAAAACAATTACAGTTGCTGATTTTACTTTTCTTGTAAATACAAATATTACTACATCAATGGATTCAACATTGTCTCCAGGAAATATAAACCAAGCTATTGTTTTTTTTAATAGAGTTACAGATCAGACTACTTATTCAGTAACTGTAGATGGAGTTACAGCTTCACACAATACATCTAATGACAACCCTCTCAGTACTGCTACAGTTGCAACTCAAATAAGAACAGGTTTATTAGCTGGATTAAGTGGATTTACAATTAATCAAAATGGTCCAGTTTTACATATATTTAAAAGTAATAACACAAACTTTTCAATACAGTCTTCTGATACACAAGGTAATTCACAAATAACAACTGTAAAAAATACAGTTCAACAGTTTACTGATTTACCACCCATCTCTCCAAATGGAATGGTAGTTGAAGTGAAAGGTGATGAATCTACAAACTTTGATAATTATTACGTTAAGTTTGTTACTAACAATGGTGGTGCTTTTGAAGAAGGTCAATGGGAAGAATCAGTAGAAGCAGGTATTAATATTAGATTTGATTACGATACAATGCCACATGTATTGATACGAAAAGCTGATGGTAATTTTATATTTGCAAGAGTTGATGGGGGAACTTATACAGCAAGCGGTCAAACATTTACTTTACCAAAATGGGGAGATCGACTAGTTGGAGATTTAGAATCAGCACCAGACCCATCATTTATTGGTTCGAAAATAAATAATGTTTTCTTTTTTAGAAACAGGTTAGGTTTTTTAGCTGATGACAATGTAATTTTATCAAGTGTAGGTGATTTCTTTAATTTCTTTCCAGAGACTGTTTTGTCTGTAGTAGATAGTGATCCGATTGACGTAGCAGCTTCACATACTAAAGTCTCAATTTTAAAATTTGCTGTAAATATGGGTGAAAAATTAATATTATTTTCTGATCAAACACAATTTGTTTTATCATCATCATCTGATACATTGACACCAAAAACAGCTAACGTAGTTGTATCAACAGAGTTTGAATCAACAGATGAAGGTGCTGCTCCTGTAGGTTCTGGTAGCTCTATTTATTACCTAACAAAAAAAGGTAATTTTGCAGGTGTTAGAGAATACATTACACAAACGAATGTAAATGTAAGAGATGCTTCTAATATTACTATTCATATTCCTAGACTTATTCCAAGTGATATTTTTAAAGTTGCTGTTTCTAGTAATGAAGACGTATTGGTTTTATTAGGAGCAACAAATCCAAATGTTCTTTATATTAATAGATGGTTATACGGACCTAGATCAGAAAAGATATTAAATGCGTGGTTTACATATACTATGGATTCAAGTAAAGAAATTAAAAATATAGATTTTATTGGTACTGATTTATTTATAGTAACCGATAGAGCAGTAGCATATAATGATTTAGGTGCAGAAGTACTTTTAGAAAAAATACCTTTTGAATCAAATTTTAAAGAACCTAACGCTGATTTTGAATTTCATTTAGATCGTAAAATTACAGAAGCAACTACAGGAGTTTCTGTTGCTTATAACAGTACAACTAAGGTTTCTACTATTACTGTTCCATATAAATTACATTCAAATATGGAGGTTGTAGGAAGATTTCTATCAAGCGTAGAAACAAGCACTTTTGTTGATAATGTAGGAGCTACTCAAACATTAAAGCCAGGACAAAAATTAGTATCATCAAATGCAGTAAATGGAACAACATCAACAATAACTATTGCAGATAAAGATGTAAGAAATAGTAAATTTATAATTGGTGAACCTTATGAAATGCACTACAGGTTTTCATCACAACGTCTTACAGAATCATCAGGAGGACAAAAAAGTGGTGAAATTATTAGTGGTCGTTTACAACTAAAACATTTTTATATTAAGTTTGAAAACACTGGATTTTTTAAAGTAGAGGTTACACCAGATCATAATCTTACTTCAACACAAGAATTTACTGGTCGTTTTCTTGGTGCTGCATCTTCTTCTATTGGTACAGTATCTTTAGAGACAGGAACATTTAAAGTTCCAGTTATGAGTAGAGCAGATAGAGTTACAATAGATGTGAAAAACAATACTTTTTTACCAACAATCTTATCAAGTGCTGAATATGAAGCTATGTTCCATATGAGGTCAAGACGTATTTGATGGGGTATTTAAGAAAATCTAAATTAAGTGATCTTAACCATGTTGCAAAAAACATGAGAACTATGGATCAAATGGAAGCTTATTATCAAACAGGAAAACAACCAGAAGAAGCGTTGAGATTATCTTATTTATATGGTCAAACAAACATGGCTATAGCTGATGATAATGATAATCCTATAGGCTTATGTGGTGTTATTTCTGATGGATGTATATGGATGGTAGCAACTGATGAGTTGTTTACTAATAAAAAATATAAAATACAATTAATAAGAGAAGGGAGGAAATGGGTTAATAACCTATTGAAAAGTTATGATTTGCTATACAATATGGTATATGCAGAGAACCATTCTGCTATAAAATGGTTAAAAGCTCTTGGGTTTACTTTTATTAGCTATCACGAGGAATACGGACAGGAAAGTAAGCCATTCTACGAATTTCTGAGGATCTCTTAAATGTGTGTCGCAGCATTACCAGCTTTAACGGCAACTCAAAAAGTATTGTTTGCTGCTGGGTTAGGAATACAAGGAGCGCAGATGATAGCTGGAAACAGAGCAGCAAGTCAAGCCGCACGTTATCAATATGAAGCAGCAAGAAGATCAGCACTATCAGCAGAACAAGCATTTGCACAACAACAAGAAGGTTTAGCAGCAAACCTAAAAGAAACAAGAGCAGCTAAAGCACAAGAAAGATTAGCAGCCTCAGTACAAGGATTGCAAGCAAGAGGTGCTATTGCAGCTACAGAAGGATTAAGTGGTCGTACTGCACAGCTATTATCAATGGATGCTGGAAGACAAGCAGCTAATTTAAGAAATCGTATAAATCAAACAATGCAATCAGCAGAAGGTCAATTTAGACGAAATGCTTTAGGTTTACAAGCTCAAAGAGATAGCAGATTAAATGCTGCAACAGATATGCAAAACCAAGCTTATGCAACTGCTAGGGCAAATACAAGTAGCATCTTTGACTTCTTAGGTGCTGGTGTGCAAAGTTATACAGGGTTACTTAACGCATGACTTCTAGCTACCAAAGTACTTCTTTTCAATCTTCAGCAAGACCTGTTGATACCTTTGTTAGACAAAGCACTGTACCTCTTATAGAAGATGATGGGTTTACTCAGCTAACAAAAGCTTTATCAGCAGTAAATCCAGTGCTTGACTTTTATATGAAAAAGACTATTGAAGATGAACAAGCAGAAGGTATGGATATAGCTATGGAAGAGTCTATAAAAGGTTTTAAAGATGTTACAAAAGAAGTTACCAAAACAAATGGAGATGAAGCAACTAGACAATTAATAGGTGGTAGTATTTTTGCCGATAGAGCTTATCAAAAAACTAAAGCTCAATTATTAGGTAATAATGTAGAAAGTATTTTATCTAATAGTTACTCAACTACTATCATAAATGGTAAATCATTAAGCGAATACTCTTTAGATTCTGATGAATATCAGAGTTGGCTTAGTACGGAAAGAGATAAAATTGTAGAAAAGTTAGATGGTATTAGGTCGTTATATGTGACAGAACATTTTATGCCGAAATTAACTTCAGCAACTGAAGCTATAGCTTCTTATCATCTCAAACAAAATAACTCTGCAAGGTTAGAAAATATCAAATCATTAGCAGTTCCATTGATACGCAATCTAGCAATTAGTCCAGATACTTTAGACCAAAAATTAATTGCAGATTATGAAACCACTATTAATGAATTAGGATTACCTGCCAAGGATAGAAGTGATATAAACAAAACACTTGTAAATCAAATTATGGAATTAGCAGAAACAAAAGCATTAAATGGAGATTCAGAAGGTGTAGATGACATTTTAGCTATTGCAAATAAATTTCCTTACGGTCCAAATGGAAATTTAAGTCTTGTAGATCATCCTGACTTTCAAAGTAAATTTAATACTATAAAAAGACAAGTCGCTACTTACCAATTTCAAACCGCAAGAAAGTATCAAATAGAAAAAGAATTAGCTATAGATAATGAAATAGAACAGGGTCTTAGAGATTTTAATACAACAGGTGATGCTAATATTATTGAATTTTTAGCTCAAAAATATCCTACAAAAGCAAAAAGTATTCTTACCACTGCAAACGTTTTAGATTTTAGAGGTAGGACATCTTATTTAGACTTAAGAAGAGATATTCAAACTAATCAATATGGCACTAAAAATGAAGCAATAGTTGCAATATTTAATTGGCTGGGAACAGTTGAAAATTCAGTTCAGAATCGAGATCTTTCAACTAAACTTCTAAATTATGTTGATACAACATTTGACGGTCAATATGACATTGTTAATGAAACTCTGAGAACATTAGACTCAAGATTATCAGGCGAGTTAAAAAAACCTAACAGTGGATACTGGAGTGACTTTACAGGTCAATTAAATGCTGATGGAACTAAGATTAAAAATGATCTTTTACTAGAGGCATCTAATGAATTTTTTAATTGGACAGAAACAGAAGAAGGAAGTAAATCAACAGAGCTTGAAAAAAGAAGAAAGGGACTTGAAATTTTGGAAACATATATTAATAAGGCTAGAGAAAGTATTCCAACATTTGAGATAACAAGTGGAGTAGGTAATACAGGAGAAGCTGAAGAGAACGAATCTGAGCGACAAGAACAAGATATGAGCAATATACAAGGAGATGCTAATAGTAATCTTGAAGGTGGTGCATTTACACCGTCTACCCCAGAAGATATAGCAAGAGAACGCAAGCTAGATCAAACAGAAAAACTTGATGAGATTTTAAAAGGTATTGATAAAACAAAAAAAATACCACAAAACAAAATAAATGAAATGTTATTAGGTGTAGGTTTTAAACCAGAAGAAGCAAGGATAATGGCTGCTATAGCTATGGCAGAATCAGCAGGTGATCCTATGATTGATACTGTAAAATCTGGGTTAGATCCAGAAAAGAAAAATGAATTTTCTATAGGTCTTTTTCAATTAAATATGATTGATGCGTTCTTAGAAGAAAGATTGAAATTATTTGGAATCGAATCGACAGATGAATTATATGATCCTACTGTTAATGTAATAGCAGCAAAGAGATTGTTTGATCAACAAGGATTTGGTGCTTGGAGTGCATACAACAATGACTCTTACAAAAAGTTTTTAACTGACTAAAAATGACTGAAACATCTTCTAATAAAAAAGGGTTCCTTGGGAATCTTGATCAAACTATACAAGATACACAAGCCAAAACTGTAGATTTTTTTGACAACGCATTTGGAGGTGACAAAAGAACTTTAGAAGAAATCAAAGAAAACAGGCAAAAAATAAGAGATAAAGGTAAGGCAAAAAGAAAAGAAATAGATACAAATCTAAAAAAAACAAAAGCTTCTAAAGTTATAAGAGGAACTATATCTGGCCCGTTAAAAGCTATAAATGAAACTGTTGAATTTGTAGATGATATTTATGATTACGCTGCTGGTAATCCATATGATAATAACGAGATTATAGATTTAAAAGCATTAGGTCTTGAAGTGCAAGGTGATAAAGAAGATTGGACTTATACCTTGCCTCAAGCAGTAAGTCAGTTTTTATTACCACAAGGACTTATAGGTAAAGGCTTAAAAGCTACAAAGTTAGCAGGAATGAATAATGCTTGGACAAGAAATGCTTTAGCAGGTTTTATTACTGATGCAGTTGTACAAGATCCGTTTGAAGAAAACTTATTTAATATGATTGATAAGCATCCAGGACTTGCTTCTCCTATAAGTGAATTACTAAAATCTAAAACAAAAAACGAAATAAGTGTTGCAGAAGCACGACTAAGACAAGCTGGTGGTGGGTTTATTGCTGGTGAAGCTTTGACAGTTTTAGGACTTGGTATTAAAGGTATTAAAAAAGTACCTGATGTATTTGAACGTATAACAAAAAGATTGTCTAGAAGAGATGAAATCTTAATGACAGATGATGTTGTTGATAATATTGGTGATGAAATAATTGATCTAAATCTACCTAATAAAGTAACTAAAGGAGGTCAAAAAGTAGAGACTACTTTCAATACAAAAACTAATACAAAAGGTAAATACTATAAAACTGAAACTCTTACAGGTGGTGGAGATGATGATGCTGCAAAACTAATTATTGATAGAGCTACAAAATTAAGAGATCTTGATGCTAATAATTCTTGGCCTTACAAAAGAACATTTAGCGACATGATTGATAATGCTAATAAACTTTTGCCAAGAGAAACAGTAGAAGCAGCCGTAAGATTTAATGCAAGATATGGAAGAGGTGGTGAAGAGGATTTACCAGCAGTTTTAATATCTATGAACCAATTAATGAATGAAAATGCTATTAAATTAGCACGACTATCGAAAACTATGGATGAGAGTTTAGCTAGTGGTAATTTAGAAGGTTTGAAAAATATTAAAGCAGATTTTATTGAAGAGGCTAAAGTGTTAGATGGTCTTATACTTTTAAATAAACCTCTTAAAACAATACCAGCACAAACATTAGCAGCTAACAGAGCTGCTGGAGGTGTAAGTAGAGCAGGTGCAACTATACAAGATTTAAGAGGTCGAACACCCACAGAAAAAGCGATTGATCAAGCTACAGATGTAAGGGGTGTTGTAAAACAAGGAGAAGATCCTTTACCTCAGTTTAGTATTAAAGAAATAATTGATCTTGCTGAACAAGGTGACAAGAAATCTTTAAGACAATTAAGAGTAATAACTAAAAGGTTGCAAGCAGCTAAAGGTAACCCTGCTGCGTTACAAAAAATGGGTAAATATGATGCTATAGCAAGAGTTGCTTCTACGGTTATGAAAGGTCAAAATGAAATCTTTATAAATTCAATATTATCAGGGCCAGAAACCCACGCTGTAAACATTCTATCTACAGCTTTAAATAGTGTTGCAAGACCTTTAGAACAAACATTAGGTTCAGCTGTTACAGGTGATCGTACAGGTGCTTTAAAAGGTGCTAAAGAACTGTATTATTTAGTTGAATCAATTAGTGAATCATTAAAAGCAGCTAAATTAGCTTTTGAAATAGAAGATAATATTATAAATCCAGGAGCAATGATACAAGATGCTGATAGGTTTACGATAAGGATGGAAGGCGATAGTCCACTTGCTTCAATGGTAAATTTTTTTGGAACAGCTATTAGATTACCAAGTCGTTTTTTGTTAGCAGAGGATGAATTTTTTAAGAGTTTAAATTTTAGATCTTATGTTAAAGCTACTGCTTGGGAAGATGGAGTACGAAAAGGATTGAAAGGACAAGACTTAACAGACCATATACAAAAACAATTTGATGGCACTATTGAAATAGTTAATACAAATAGTTTTAAAAATGTTACAGATGCAAAAATTACAGAATTATATGAAAAAGCACAGGATTATGCTGCTGAAACTACTTTCACAAAAAGTCTAGATCCTGACGGAATTGCAGGTCGAATACAAAATATAGGACGACATCCTGTTGGTAGAGTGTTTTTACCATTTGTAAGAACTCCAGTAAATATTTTCAAAGCACAAGCAAGAAGAACTCCTGGAATTAACATTTTTATCGAAGAGTACAGACAAGCATTAAGGAGTCCAGATCCTTCTATCGCTGCTAAAGCCAGAGGTGAAATGATTACAGGTTCAGCTATATGGCTTACTGCTGCTGGTGTTGCTATGGGTCAAAACAATCCTCTTTCTGAATTAACTATCACAGGTGGTGGACCTTCTAATATAGATTTATTAAATCAAAAAAAAGCTACAGGCTGGCAACCTTATAGTTTTAGATTTCTTTTGAAAGACAAAAATGGCAATATTCGGATGGGTAAGGACGGTAAACCTAGATATAAATATGTAAGTTATAAAAGATTAGATCCTTGGTCTTCTTTTCTCATGATGGCTGCTGATGGTGCAGCTATTATGGGTGGCTTAACTAAGCAAGATCGTGATGATTGGGCTGTTGCTGCTGGCGTTGCATTAGGTCGTAATATAACTAACAAAACTTATTTACAAGGTATTACTGAATTATCAGACTTGTTGCAGAAGCCTTATAAATTAGAACAATGGGTAGCACGAAGATTAGCATCTACAGTAAATCCTTATAGTGGATTAGGAAGATCTGTTAAAAGATTTGGGTTAAAAACACCTGTTGCTAATGAACCTTTTGGACAAATAATAGAAGGTGATAGAAGAATATATGACAAGAAAGTAAGAGCAGGTGATGATGGAATGATTACATTAAAGAAATTTTGGAATGAATTAGCTACAACTGTTCCTGGATACAACAACAATTTAAGGCCAATGAGGAATTGGGTTACTGGTTCATTTATTGAATACCCTGCTGGTTATGGCCCAGATAATATGGACATTTTAAATCCAATAAAAGAAACAAATAGCGTCAACAATACTGTCTTAACTACTTTGTCAGAATTAGGAGCGAAAGTAACACAACCTTCTGATACTTTATCTTTAGGAAGGTTACCTAGTGGTCAAGCAATAGATACTGGGATAAAGTTAACTTATGATGAGCATCTTGATTTAATTGAAGAGACTGCTTTTGTAAAAATTAATGGTGTAACTATGGTTCAATCATTAAATAAAATTATTCAGACTCCACCGTTTCAACAATTAATGAAACAAGCAAGAGGAGAATACATAACTCAAACGAATATGGATGTTTCTGTCGGGGCTGCTGAATTTGCTAGAGCTTCTGCTGAAGATGCTTTGAGAGATGAAATTAATAAATTTAAAAAAGCAGGTAAAAAAGTTTGGTTAGATAAAAATCCTCAACGTAAAATAGAATATGATAGAGCTAATGCAGCAGTGAAAAAACAAGCAAGTGAGGATTTTTTAAGTAATCCTTTGTTTGACATCACTTCCTCATCTTCAAACAACTAATCATGGCTACCAACACTACAACCACAAGTACAAGTCACACTGGTAATACTACGGCTGGTCCTTTTGCTATATCTTTTACTTATGTAAAAAATACTGACATAGATGTAACAGTAGCAGGTGTTTTAAAAACTTTAGGGACTCATTATACTTTTACCAGTGCTACTCAAATTACCTTTACCAGTGGTAATGAACCTGCAAGCGGTGCTGCTATTGTTTTCCGTAGAAATACAAATGTAAGTACAAAAGCTGTTGATTTTCAAGATGGAAGCGTTCTTACAGAAACAGATTTAGATAGAAGTATAGATCAATTAATAAATGGAGTACAAGAAATAACTGATGATTATGTAAAAAGAGATGGAACACAAACTATCACAGGTAATCTTGTATTTGAAGGTGCTACTGATGATGCAAATGAAACAACATTAGCAATTACAGATCCTACTGCTGATAGAACAATTACATTACCTGACACCACAGGAACAGTTGTAACAACAGGAGATACAGGAACTGTTAGTTCAACAATGATTACTAATGGAACTATTGTTAATGCTGATGTAAATGCAAGTGCAGCCATAGATGGAACTAAAATATCACCTAATTTTGGTAGTCAAAATATTGTTACCTCTGGAACTGTTGATGGTAGAGATGTATCAACTGATGGTACAAAATTAGATGGTATTGAAAGTGGAGCAACAGCAGATCAAACAGCAGCAGAAATAAGAACTCTTGTAGATAGTGCTACTGATAGCAACGTATTCACAGATGCAGATCTAAGTAAGTTAAATGGTATAGAAGCTAGTGCAACAGCAGATCAGACTGATGCAGAAATAAGAGCAGCAGTAAATGCAGCTACTGATAGTAATGTATTTACAGACGCAGATTTAAGTAAACTAAATGCAATAGAAGCTAATGCTGATGTTACGGATGCAACTAATGTAGATGCTGCTGGTGCAGTAATGAATAGTGATCTTGCTACTAAAGGTGAGATCTTGGTTGGAGATGGTGCAGGTGATCCTACAGTGCTTCCTGTTGGTCAAAATAATTATGTTTTAATTGCAGATAGCGGTGAAGCTTCTGGTGTTAAGTGGGGGCCATCACCTTCTTCTGGTGGTTTAAATAATATTGTTGAAGATACAACTCCACAGCTAGGAGGTGATTTAGATGTACAATCCAACGAAATAACAAGTGGCACGACAAACGCAAATATAGTAGTACAACCAAATGGTACAGGTGTTTTAGAAGTAAAAGGAGATGGTACAAGTAGCGGTCAAAGTGGAACAATTCAACTAAATTGTTCTTTTAACACTCATGGGGTAAAGATTAAATCGCCAGCCCATAGTGCAGGTGCAAGTTATACATTAACCTTGCCTACTAGTGTTGTTAACGGTCAGTTTTTAAAAACAGATGCAAATGGAAATCTTAGTTGGGCTGCTGTTGATTTAACAGCTTTAAACGCATCTAACTTAACTTCTGGAACCGTTCCTGATGCTAGATTTCCAGCTACTTTACCAACAGCAAGCGGAACAAATCTTACAAATTTACCGTCTGCTAGTTTGACAGGAGCATTGCCTGCAATCTCAGGAGCAGCGTTAACATCTCTTGATGCCACTAATCTAGGTAGCGGAACAATACCTGATGCCAGGTTCCCTGCAACACTACCAACAGCGTCAGCAACTAACTTAACATCTATACCTGCTGCTAATATCACTGGTACATTACCAGCTATAAATGGTGGAAGCTTAACAGATTTAAATGCTAGTAATTTAGGTAGTGGAACAATACCCGATGCTAGGTTTCCAGCAACCTTACCTGCTGTTAGTGCAACTAATTTAACATCTATACCAGCAGCAAACATAACAGGAACTTTACCTGCTATTGATGGATCAAACCTTACTGGTATTACGGCTGGAGCGCAAGGTGGTGGCGGTGAGTCTATATTTTTTGAGAGTGAAAACGAGATGAATAATAGCTATACAATTTCAACAAATCACAACGCACTTGTAGCTGGCCCTCTTACTATTGCCAGTGGTGCTACACTAACAATAAATAGTCCTTCAGTTGTAACGATTCCATAATGCCAATAAAAATTAACGGGACAAATACAGCAGCCAATCCTTCAATTACTGGAGATGATACTGATACTGGTATTGTTTACGGAAGTGATCAAATAGATTTTTCTACAGGTGGTTCAAGTAAAGTAACTTTAAATGGTTCAAATTTAGGTATAGGAGAAACAAGTCCTACACATAAACTAGAAGTAGTTGATTCAAGTTTTTCGCCTATTTATACTAGAGGTTCTGGAAATGTAGGTGGCATAAGATTTGGTAATACAAGTCATACGAATGGATATATTTATTATGACAATGGTCCAAATATGAATTTTCAGGTTGGTGGTGCGGAGCGTGTTCGTATTCTTAGTGGTGGAGGAATAGCTTTTAACGGAGATACGGCTGCTGCAAATGCGTTAGATGATTATGAGGAAGGTTATTGGAGTCCTACTGCTATGGATGGACTACCTATAACTTTAAATAATACAGGAAATCATCCTAGTAGAAGGTATGTAAAAATAGGTAAAATAGTTTTTGCTTATTTTGATTTTACTTTTGGAAATCAGTTTAATGCTTTTGGAGCTAGATTTGGTGGATTACCTATCACTGTAGCTTCTGGTGGTGGTCATGGTGCTAATGCTTCTACTAACGGATACACTACTAAAGGACAAGAATATTTTCTTCATGTAAGTGGCACGACCCCAGCTATTTTTAAAAGTAATGGAACGCAATTTACCCACAATGAAGTATCTAGCAATAGATTTGCTGGATGTATTATTTATTCAACAGATTAATTAACATGGCACTCACAGAAACAACTGAATACGACAAAATAGAGATCGTTTCACAGTACAAGCATGTACAGGTAAGAAAAGCAAATGTCATTAAAAAAGATGGTGTTGAACTAACAAGATCTTTTGAAAGATATGTATTACACGCTGGTATATTAGATGCTTCAGATAAATTCGTTGATACTGACATCTCAAGCGAACCAGAGGAGGTAAAATTAGTTTGCAATGCTGTTTGGACTAGTGATGTAAAAGCCGCTTGGAAGGCTAAACTAATAGCAGATAAACCAAGTAGCTGATGTCAGGATCAATCAAACTAAAACACGCTTCTGGTAACGGTGTAATAATAGCTGCACCTAGTTCCAACCCATCGTCAGATAAGACAATCAATTTACCCAGTGATGAGACTGGTGTATTTGCAACAAAAGATTCAAATGATAGTCTTCAAAATATTAGTTCAATAAATGGTAATTCTTTACGAGCTAGAAATCTTATAGATAATGGTGCAATGCAAATAAAACAAAGAGCCGAGGCATCAGGTAATACAGTTGCTTATTTAATAGATAGATTTTATATGAATTTTTCTGGAACAGATGAGGCACCAACACAAAGTCGCT